GATACTTAAAAAAGTTTCCATTCTTTATCTAAATAACTTGTAACCTAATTCAATCTAAAAGAGTCTAAGTAAGTAAGAGAAACAAAGGAGAAACAATGACCAAGAAACATTTTGAAGCAATAGCAAGAACATTATATCTAGGTGTAAAGAGTGCCGAGAATATAGAAGACGACAACGAAAGTGTTGCTACCTTAATACTATTAAGCAATCTAATTCGAAGATTCGAGTATGATTTCGCAGACTTTAACGATAATTTTGACCCTTGGAAATTTAGAGAAGCGACAGGGATAAACGAAGCAACGAAAGAATTATTTTAAAAAGACTGTAACCAATCAACAGGGCTAAGAGTCTAAGTAATACAAAGGAGAAAGAATGAAACTAAGAAAATACAAAGTAACTATAGGATACGGATTCGAGAGCAAAATAGCCGTGAACCATAAGGACGAAGACGAAGCCTTGGAGATGCTAGCGAATGCAGTCTATAGGTGGACTGGAAACGTTGCAGACATTGAGGAAATCGAGAAGAAAATATTATCTGAAGACCGTCAAAGCTACGTTATAAATCCTGAGTGGGTAGAGTTCAAGCCAAAAAGAGAGAACATACTTTCAAGGAGTAGCTCCGTAATCTGGGCATATAGCAATGAATGGATGAATAGCTAAATAAATTAAATACCCTGTAACCTCTTCGGAGGTTGCAGAGTCTAAGTAATACAAAGGGAGAACAAATGAGCAAGAGCAAAGAACAACAAAGAAAAGAAATCGAAGCACTATTAAATATAAACGACCACGTAATAGACAGTAAAGGCAACTTCGTAAAGGAGGAAGAATGACAAGATTAAAAATTAACGGAGAAGACAAAGTTTATATAGGTAACGACTGCGTGCACTGTCGACAGGATACAAGTTACGGCAGTGGAAGATACGTTAACAGATACCCTGCTGAAATATATAGCGAAGAAGAAGAAGCAATAGTAGAAGGTTACTGTTGTGATGAGTGCGAACAGGATTATATAAATAGCTTAGATGAAGATGAAAAAGCTAGCTATTTGGGAGAGGAAGAATAATGACAGAGGGAGAATGTAACCAAGGTTACACAAAACTAGGAGACTGTATACAGTGCCTATACGGAAGCATAGAAAACTATCAGACACAAAGGGAGGACGACGAATGAGCGAAAGAATTAAAAGACAAATGACTAATAAGCAAGTCAAAGAGATTAAAAACTATATCGAGTATTGGTTAGACGACCATTACGGAGTTAAGGCAGAGTTCAAACAGTTACCAACAGATGAGCTAAGAATTAAAGAAGTTCCTAGTTATAAGCTCGTGACAGATAGATTATTTAATTTAGAGATTGATTTGGTTTATTGGACACACTGGACAAATATGAATGATACCTTAAAAAGTCATAAAGTTGCTGACAGAACTATAACAATAGTTGTTAAACATAAGGACGTTGTAAGAACTACAGGCGAAAAGAAGACAGACCTTGAGACCGTGATACGAGGTGGATTCGATGACGATGGCAAGTTTGTATTCGGGATTCACGTCGAAGCAAACTACCTAAGAATGTTTGATAGTGGAAGATGCGAGCAAACACTAGCAGGGAGCTACGGTTCGGAAGAGTGGGGACATGAACCAACAGATTACGATAGTTGGGAAATGAATCTTATGTGGACAATGTTTAAAGCGTTGTAATAAAAGAAATAAAAACTATGTAACCTCTTCGGAGGTTGCATAGTCTAAGTAAGTAAGTAATAAAAATATAAGGAGATACATTGATAATAAAACAACTAAGCAAAGCCGATTTCGTAGACGAGTTTAACTTCGGAGAACAATCAAGTTATAACAACCAGTTTACATACGAGGGATTAAGTTCTTTGTACGATTACATAATGGAATGTTACGACGAGGAGAACCCATTCGAGATGGATGCTATAGCGTTAATTGTACAGTTCTCAGAGTACGATAGCTTAGAAGAGTGCTTGCAAGAGGTAGGCAACGACGACATAAAAACTATGGAAGAGCTACAACACAACACTTCAGTAATAGAAGTCGAGGGAACTGAGAGGATAATTATATCGGAGTTCTAGAAACAGACACAACTTATGCACCCTGCGTTAGGAGTGGCTTCTGTTGTAAGCAGAAGCCATGTCCATTCGGTAAGGCTACAAGCAAAACAAACTTTGCTTGTGTCTACCTAGGTGGAGATGAGGCAGGAGAATATTATTGTGAGAAGTACGAGGAGATACAAGCAGGTATGCCTGAGAACGGAGCAGACTTTAGTCCTGCATTCAATACAGGTTGCTCCTCTACTTTGTTTAATCCTGCAAGAACAAAAGTAATATTAAAAATAATGGAGGGAAGATAATGAACAGAGCATACAGGAGGGCAAATGCCTCAAAGAAAAAAAGCTCATCACAAAAAATATATTCTCCGACTAAATATATAAATAAAAACTACAACAAATTTATTGTTGAAAATACAGAAAGGATAACAGATGGGTAAGTATATAACAATCGGAGGACTTGAGTATATCTTCATGACAAGAGGCAGATATCTAAAGATACAAACTTTAGTAGGCGACTTGACATGGGATGCAGACAAGTTGTCAGACGGTGGACAAAAAACTTTAAATAATTTATGTAACGTTTTAGACGAAGCAATAGTCTAAGTAATAGAAAGAAAGGATATTATGAAAGTAAAAGAACTAAAAGATATAATCGCATACTTAGAAGACGGAGGAAGAAAAACATTAGAGGGAAGTGTAGAAAAATTTATTGAAGTGTCTAAAAGTTATGGCTTCAATGATGAATTTATATTTGAAAGACAACAAGCTAATGGCATGACTCCACACGAAGAATGGCAGGAAAGATACAGTAGTTATACCAATCTACTGAACTATGTTAGAGAGAGACATGCGAGTGAATATAAACATGCGTATCAAAACAGTTACCACCCAATTCATGGATGGAGAAAAAAAGAAATTAATGTGTAACCTTTTCCAGGGTTGCATCGTCTAAGTAAGTAAGTAATAACAAGGGAGATAATATGCCGAAGTATGAGAGCAGAGCAACAAGACTAAGTAATGCCATGGACTTAACAACAAACATTGACGAAGTCAATAACCTTAGGGAGGAGTTAGAACAATGGCTCGACAACATGCCTGAAAATTTACAGGCAAGTGAGAAAGCTATGCAACTAGAGGAAGCTATACAAAACTTAGAAGAGATTGCAGACGAGTTAGAAAACATGCAGGAACTACAACACAACGTAGAATTTCCTGGGATGTTCTAGTGGTAGATAGAAGTTTCATAGATAGGAGATTCGAATTGCTGAAAGACGCAGTGTCACAATCAGATATGTGGGAGGTAAACAATCCAAGAGTAATGAAGATACTGACACTAAGCATGGAGATGATTGAGGATGACGAGCTGTTCAACGAGGAACAGATAGAGCAAATATTCTACATACTTCTAGCAGTCGTAAAGCTATGGGGAAAACCTACAACTAATGTGTAACCAAATGCACCAGGAGAGAGTCTAAGTTATGTGGTTCGATGATGAGATATTGGACGACTTAGACGACGAGTTAACAAAGGAGAATATGATAAAGAAATACAAGTACAAGATAGACGGAGAGCTAACTGTCATGGCTACTACTAAGAAAGAAGCAGACGAGAAGCTCATTACCTTTATGAAACATAGCCCAACGTATGTATCAGAGGCAACGTTTATACATAGCGAAGAGATAGTAGACGGTAAGTTTACACAAGTACAGGAGGAAGAATGAATAGAAGTCAAAGACGTAGACTAGCTTCTAATAAAAAAGGTGGGACACAAATGAACCACCCAACATTCGGACTTAAGTTACATGCAGAACAATTAGATAGACAAAGGGTTACGAAACTAAATACAAAGGAGGAAGAATAATGGCTATGAAAATTGAAAGACTAACAATAGATATAATTACTGAAGATTGTGGAGAAACTTATTCGGCACTTGACCACATACACGAATGGGTACAAGAGAATGGATTAGGACAACACATAATCACAAGTGATACTATTACTTTAAAATTACAGGAGGAAGAATAATGGCTAACTTATTTAAAGGACATGTTGATTCTTACGAGCTGTTGGATTTTTTATCTGATAGATTGCAAGACGAGTTAAACAGAATCAATGTAGAAAAGCGACGAGGCATAAAGTCCTGGAGTGATGCAAGGTATACAAGATATGATGAGCAAAGATACATGCTAAAACAACATCATAAATATCTACAATCTCTATACAAGGAGCTAGAGAAAGGCGACATGATAGAAGATATAGCAAGAGATAACTTCGCAGTTTTAGATGAGCCACCGTTCTAATGCCGACTAAAACATATTGGATTATGTTTAACAACAAAGACTACAAGGAAAATCCTAACTTAGTTATCGACATGTTAACTGACGCAAGGATAGAAGAGATACAAGAGGAGGAAGAATGATTGTGAAATCGTTTAGAAATACAAGAGTACCCTGGCATATTAAGTATAAGAAAGATTTAATTGCCTGGGCATTAGTTAGATTCAGAGATGAAGAACCGATAAGCAATGGAGAATTTGTCTATGAGTTACGATGTACTAGATTCGGTGGACTACTGCACGACCTAAGAAAAGAGGGTTATGACATAGCTACTGTACGTGCAAAACAAAAGGGACACTACATTTATTACTTGTTGTCAATGCCTGACGAAGAAACAAGTAACAACTTGAAGTTAGTTTAACAATGATAGTTGTCAATATTTGTAAATGTGTAGTAACATTATGAGTATGATGTATGTAGTTACGGCTATAGATATATACAATAGTGAAGAACGTAAGTGGGAGTTCGACAATCTTGTTGACGCTAACAGGAAAGTCAGAGAACTGAAAGACCAACCGAGCAGATATGTGGTCAAGTTCACAACAAGTTCTACTGTTGTTGTCTAGATAACAAAACAATACAGGATAAGGAGAATCATGGCTAATTTATTTGGCGAACCTAACTATCTAAAAAAGTGGGCTATTGAATTAGCCAACGCATGTGGTGGTCAAACAGTAGAGAAGACATTAGTAATAAAAGAAACTAATGTAAGTAAAGTAGATGAACTTATAGAACAGTTTGTCAAAGACCATAATGATATGGTTATACAAATACACGAAGTAGAAAAAGCAATGGAGGAAGAATGAGCGAAATGACAGTAGAAGATTTAGTTGCAGAACTAATGGCACTTAAGATAGAAGACAAGCAAGTGTTTACAGGTAACGTCATACGAGTAGACAATAAGATTATACTTACAGGAATGACTGCGACTGTACCTGTAGTTGTACAAACACTTGAAGTTGATGAAGACGGAGAGTTAGTAAGAGCGAGAAATGAAAAGGGACAATACCAGGCAGACAATCCTGACACCGTGGAGAACGAGGCGTTCAAGGAAGAAGAGTAGTATGGAGATACAATGGGTTGTGTTGATAGTTATTATGACTGTATTGTTAACAGGTATATGTATAACAGTAGTACAAATACTTAGAGATGTGTTCATAGGTTTTGGTATTACCTTAACAGAGCTAAGAAAAATAAAGCTGCAAGAACTCAACAGTATAGATGAATTAAAAAATACATTATCAAGTACACGTTATAGAATTATTGATTTAAAAAATAATGAAGAGGTAGAGTGGAACGTTAGTGATGGAGACATTGGAGATTGGTTAAACAGTGATGACTAATAAAAGACAAAGCAATGAAGTGGGACTAGAACTATTATCTTTTAATAAACTATTAATGGATAGTAAAAAGGATGAGCTTAATAAATTGTCACAAGTCAGGACTAAACTAATAAATGATTCTGTTGCTGAGGGTTGGAGCGTAATACAAATAAGCAAAGCAACGGAACTAAGTAGGCAACGTGTCTACAAGATACTTAACGAGGGAGAATAAATGGCTAAATATAATAAAGATGATTATGAAGTAGTAGAGGTAAGACTAAAAAAGTTTTGGAAGGATTACCCTGATGGACGTGTGTTTACAGAGGTTGTAAAAACAAGTGATGACGGCACTATGGTAATTGTTAAAGCAATGGTCTATCTAAATAGGGAAGATGTAAACCCTGTATCAACAGGTCTTGCACAAGAAACTAAAGGTCAAGGTGGATTTGCAAACGCAGATGCTTGGATGGAAAATTGCGAAACATCAGCTATCGGTAGAGCATTAGCTAATTGGAAGTATCAAGGTAGTACTAAAAAGAGACCGTCACAAGAAGAGATGAGTAAGGTACAACCAATACAGAAGACAGGCAGAGTTAAAGACATTGTCATAGAACAAGAAGATGCTGCACTTAAGAAAGCTAAGCAAGACTTTTCTAAAGACATAGGAGCTGATGAACAATCTGTTGCTGACCAAATATCAGATATCATTAAAGACATGTGTCCTGATGCAAAGCTAAGAAAACAAATTAAAGATTCTGCTTGGCAACAATCAATGGAAGACAACCTGCCTAAAGAGATAGAGGATTGGTCTGACGGAGATATGAAAACTTTCTTAGGTCATTTCGGTACGCTTATGCAAGATGACAAGGCTATGTTAGACAGCATGACTACTGATATAAGTGATACACAAATGCAATGTCCTGACTGTCAAAAGTTTGAATGGATTAAGGACAACAGAGAAACAAAAGCAACTAATGAGAAAGCTAAAAACATACCTGACTTTACTTGTGACAACTATGGTGCAGACAAAGATGGTTGTGGTAAAGGTTGGTACATAGGTAGCAAAGACTTTCCATTTGATAAATGGCTTTAGAAGAAATAGGTAGCAGCGAATCAATCAACAAGTTACTAGATAGAATAAAAAAAAGATACCCTACTTATAACTTTGATATTCCTGCTGAACCTGACCGTACACACAAAGCACCTTACTTGTGCAAAGATAATAAAGATACCTACTACGACAATGAGGGTAATGTCTTTTGTGCTACAAGGTATAAACTTGTAGATGAATACAACCCACATGCCTGGACATGGGCAACATGTCATGCACTTGTAAGTACTTTAGATGAACAGAAAGTATATAAAGATTTACAAGATGAGGCACCTTTCTAATGGGGTACACACCACTGCCTGAATGTGTAACGATACGAGTATCAGATATAGATGGGTTAGGTTTGTTTTGTGTTACTGCTATCGAGCAAGGATATAGCTTAGGCATATCACATGTACATGATACAAGATTTCCTAATAGATTTATTCGCACACCACTCGGAGGTTTTGTTAATCATAATGACGAACCGAACTGCAGAACTGTTGACATACAAGGATACAAATACTTAACGGCACTAAAAAATATAGAACCAGGGGAAGAACTAACTCTTAAATACAGTATGTATAATTTAGACCTTGTTAACTAAAACCCTATAAACATTGAGCATCTATCCCTTTGAGGTTGCCCTCAGACAAGAGACAATATAGTAGTGGCACTATGTACCACACAAACTACAAGATTTTTAAGTTATCCCAACCTTTATTGCTGACAGTAAACGATAAGACACCTGGGTGTGACCAGTTACCTGTCCTTGCAGTAAAGTCTATGCTCTTATCTAATGAAGGACACTGAAACCAAGTTCTATCTCCTTGCTGCTTACTACGAAAGTGATGATAGTGACCTGTTACAAGAATCTCTGCGTCTCCCGATGGTAAGAAACCATACATCTGTCCTTTCCACCACGATTCTATCTTAGCTTCAGCGTTACCACCACCTGTTGACATATGTCCATGTGTCATAGCAACAGTCTTACCTTTGACGGTAATGTTCTGATGAAATCCTTCAGGTATGTTTACTTCTACGTGTCCATATCTATCAGGATTAGCAGACATAATCTCTTTGCATATTTCCATGTGCATAGTGTCTGAGTTATCTAAACGTGTAGTTGTAACCTGACCCTTGCCTGACCTGGAGGTCTCGCCATGATTACCTGGTACTCCACACAATACAATACGTTTAGCTAATGGTAAGAATGTATCTATTGTTTTCATCATCATACTTCTAGCTAGTGCGTACTGTTCTATTAGTGTCAGCTCTATATTAAATGGTTGAGAATCATAGAATCCGTAGCAGTTTTCTGTAAGGTCTCCAACACCTGCTATATATATCTCATCTATTTGTACGTTAGTTTTACGTAGTTCTTTAATTCTTTGTACTGCATCTTGTAAAGCTACATCATATCTCTTGACTGTATTCACTACACCGTAATCTTTTTTACCCAGTTGCCAGTCACTCATAAAGAACATGAACGCTGTGTCTCCACCCTTGTCATACTTCTTTACAGGTACTTTTCTTTTTGCAGCACTCAGTAATTGCTTAAAGTATTTGTCGTGACCTGGTTTTTTCTTGCGAACAATACCTTTAAACGCATAGAATGTCTCGACTTGTCCACCTTTTAGCTGTGTATTCCAACTAGATGCACGAACTTGCCCATCTATTTCATATAAGTTTGGGTCAAAGCCCCACTCTTTTAGTATGTCATCATACTTTGATTGATAGTTGGGGTCGTTTCCTACGTGTGTGATTTCTCCAAGACCAGTGACATTATCTATCTCATAGCCTGGCATCCATCCTGCTTTGTAAAAGTTATTACCTAACTCTTCAGAGGATAGCTTTTTTTTCTTTGGCATAAAACCTCCTTTAGCCCTGTTACCAACAGTCTATAGAGGTTTACTTAGAAATCGTGTATTTAATTAAATTATTTGCTGACTGATTGTGAGTTACCACCAATTTGTTTTTTGGCGTAAGTCTTAATTACAGCTAAAGCTGCACCACCACCTGCAAGAGCAGCCAACTGAAGTACTTCAGCGTCTACACCTACCAATGGAGCTACTGTTAAAGCACCGATGAACGCTTCTACGAAGGTCCAACTTGTTCTCTCCAACATATCTTTAAGTTCTGCACTCATTTATAATCTCCTAGTTTATTAATCTACCTTTAATCATAGCATTAGTCTTGATGACATTACCGTTTATCTCTTGCAATTTATCATATACAGACTCAGCTAATATCAAATGGTCTTTAGCTTTGTTATCCAATGGTTTATTTTCTAATAGATTGTTTATTGTATTGTATTTAATGGTAACTTTCTTACCTTGTAGTAATTGATTAGCCACCTTTGCATACATTTTCTTGTACGCTACGGCACTTGAACCTATAAATCCGTCAGCAGATATGTCTAAGTCCTGTTGACTTTCTCCAACAATGAGACACCCACTGGTATGCTCATCTGTGTTGCCAGTGTGTATCAGTATGTAAGTAAAATTAGGTACGTTTTGTATGTGCAACATGCCATAATGTGCGTTCTTGTATCTCTCTGTATACTTAGCATGAAACCCACCAGTCTTTCTAAACTGTACATCGTATGTACCCTCAGGTATGCAGGTCTCGTGCATTACTTTGACTGCTTGATACTGGTCTTCTAATGTATAACATTCAAATAGACCATCTATAAATAGCATACCGTTGGTAGCATCCTTGCCGAACTGTGTTCTAATAACATCTAGTTGCATCATTAATCCTTTCTAAAACTAATAGTAAGTAACCATACAGCTAATGTTATTAACGTAGCTAACCCTGTTACTTGTTGTGCAGAACCTGTCAAGGTAAGTGTTGCAATAACTAAACCAACCAAAGTCCAACTAAGGTTTAATGTTTCTTTAATTGCTGCGATAAACCAAGCCCATAGCTTTTTAATCATCAACTTCTCCTAAACATGAAAGCTGCCATACTAGCTATTCTAGTCAGAATAACTGGCACTACAACCTCTTGAGCTTTTTCCTTCTGGTCTTGAGTCATGTCATCTCCTATGTTTGCAACAGTTATGTCTCCTAAATTATTAAAATCTACGAATGTCTCTATAGGATTTTCTATAAACGATTCATAAGATACCTCTGTCACAACGTCAGCTAGTGTGTAATTCTCTACGTCAGCGTTCTCCACGGCTCTCTCAACGTACTCTTCTACTGCCTCAGCTATAACCTCGTCCTCTTTAACAGACTCAGCTATTATCTCTACGTCTTCTGCCTCTACCTGGAGTACCTCAGCTACAACTTCTACTTGTTCTTCTGTAAGTTCAGCTACATCTTCAATAGCTTCCTCAACTACAGCCTGTATAACTTCTTGTACTTCTTCTGATGCCTGGTCTAAGTTCTGTACACCAATATCATTAACTTCTTCTAAAACTTCTGATGCTTCTTCGTTGGTAAGCTCTTCGACATACTCTTGTATTGCTTCTTCTTTAGCTTCTTCATACTCTACTAACTCCTCTTCTGTAAACTCTTCTATCTCTTGTTCAGTAGCTATCTCTATCTCAATAACAATAACTTTTTCTATCTCTGCAACTTCAACAGCTACTTCCTCTTCAGTAAGCTCTATGGATTCTTCCTCTTCCACTCTCGGTAATGTTGTGGTTGACGTATCTTCACTAACAATTTCCTGTATCGACTCATCCAAAACTTCCTCGACATTTTCTTTAACTTTTTCATCTTGTACCTCCAACAAATCTTCTTGTATTTCTTCTTCAGTAGGTGGAAACAAATCGTTTTCTACATATATATCTATCCAGTCTACCTCATCAATAACAATATCCTCCTCAAAAATTTCTACTTCATAAATTTCTAAGTCCATCTCTTCTAGTTCAATTAGTGTGTCAATAAACTCTCTAGCTTTTTCCTCAGATTCAAACTCAAAGAACTCAATCTCCTGCTCATACTCCAACTCTTTAGCTTCTCTTTCCATCTCTTCTTCTGTAAGTTCAATGTATTCAATGTCAAGTATGTCAGCATCATCAATAAACTGTTCTTCTTCTTCGTATATATCTTCGTCAATAATTTCGACATCATATAATTCTAAGTCTCCTCTTTCTATCTGTTCATTTGTAAGAGCTACACCATATAGCTGCTCGTTCATAGCTCTCTCCTGGTCACGGTCTATAGTGCCATCGTTCTGTTCTTTCTCTGTGTATGTAACCTCTTCGTCTCCAACAACAATAACAATATTAGTACGCTCTTCTCTTTCTGCTCTTTCTTCATCGGTCTCGTTGTATCCTGTCTCAGCCATATTAGATTCAACCTCTATTGCTTCTTGTATCTCCATAACAATAATTTGTTCCAAGACTTCAGCTTCTTCTTCTTCTCTTATACCTTTTTCTTCATCAGTTTCTGATATACCATACGAAGCAAAGTTAGCATTTCTCTGTATTGTTAAAGGGTCAAGGGTGGTAGTAGTAGTGCCTATGTACTTTATCTCTATGTCATCTACTAAAGCCCAGTCATTAATTGTTATAACAAACTTATCTATAAATAGATTTGTTTGGTCATAAATGTTATAAACAATATCTTCCCACATTGTATTGTTATTACTGTAAGTCTGTGCATCTATAGTATTACTTTGTGTAGTGTCATCACTATGTGTGTACTCAACACTACCTGTATTATTTAATGCACCTATAGTAAAACCTACCTCATAGACATCATGGTCTTCAGGCAAGGTAAACTCATAGTCGTTAGAACCACCACTATGTTTTTGATATTCAAGTTCTATATGAGTGTTTGTCATACCATACAAACCACTCCAGGTATTGTCTATGTTTACTAAATTATTATTCTCTGTTTCAGGTACAACTATATCTGTTGTCTGTTCATTAGAATCTACACCACCGTCAAAGGTTTCTGTTTCTACTACTTGACCTTCAGGTATTGTAGTAGTAGTGGTTGTAGTAGTTGTAGGTGTTTCATCTGCAAATGCAGGTATAGGCACGGCTAAGAATAGTGCTATACATATTCTAAGTAACACTGTTTATACAGTGCCACAGCAGCCACCACCACAACAGCCATCGCCATTATATTTTGCCATCATACTCCTCACATTAGGTTGCCGACAAGTGCAGACAATGCACCGACAGCAACAATCCACCCAAACAATTCTTGTCGTCCAATCTTTGTATTAACCTTTTCATGTAACTCATCTATCTGTTTATTGATTTCTTTTTGACCTTCTAATATCATTACCAACATTTCTTTTTGTGTGAATCCGTTACCTGTAGTCATTATGGTAGGTCATCATGGGATAACATATCCCAGTCCTCATCTAGGAAAATAGTTTCGGATGTGCTCATATATTTAAGTATTCTGTATACTTCTTTACAGCAATAACCTACTAAAAATCCTATTAAATAATCCATGGTTAATGGATTATATCATAAAAGTTTCTTAGGTCTTCTATTAACTATGTAATTAAAATGTTTCGTTATGTTAGATGTATAACTTGTTATATCTCTGCTATGTTGCCAATATCTAAATATTTTTTCTGTTGGTTCAACGTATTGTAAGTCCACTGGTTTGTTAAACAACACATAAAACATAGGTTTTGTTTGACTATAAGTTACATTACCTTCTTTACCTGTAAGAATCCAGGCACTATTTATTGTTCTAATCCAGGAATGTGGAACTAACGACCCAGTAGCAAACTCTACATTTTTATTTATTATATTAGGTTGCAGTATTGTAACTTCTAATTCTTTATCATCAGTAACAAAAGCATAAGGAGATAACATTTGTAAATTAGTAACACCATTTTTCATAGTATCTAAAGATAATGTTCTTTTAATTAAATTGTGCATGTCAGTATTATCTGTATGTACTTTGGTGTCGAATTTATAATTGTAATTATTTTTATCAAAATTTATATCTAAAGAAAAAGGAGAGTTTACACTATAGAATCTATTTTTTAAAGAGTTTACTGTAGGACAGTTAGTGTCTTTAGTATAAGCATTTTCAAAATTTGGATAAATTCCTAAGTTAGTATTGTCACTTAATAAAGTATACTTTGCAATAGTTTTCTTACTCTTCGGTATGAAGTTCATTGTGCTTTTGTTTATATCTGTTCCAGTCACTTGTAACAGATGCCAAGATTTGAGAGTTTTTTAATTGTTCTGTATGAAATTCTATATCAAAACCATGTTTTATTAATTCCACTCTTTGTTCTATTTTATAAGGAGTCAGCATCATAAGAGGTTCTCCTGCTCTAATAATAATTTGTGTGCTGTCTTCGTCATCTACATCTTGATAAAATTCAAATGGAAAATTTGTTTCGTGCCATTTGTCTGATTCTACACGACCAGGTAATAACTTTATGTTTCTTCGATGATGATAAAAAGGGTCAGTAAATTCTATACCATAACCAGGTGGTGTCTTAAACCAGTACGGACAAGCTAGTTTTAACGCACCATATCCTTTAACTATATTAAGTTTAAATTTTTCTTTTTCTAATCCTTTAAACTGAGACTCAGGTTGATGTAAAATCCAATCTTCATTTGCACGATAAGCATAACTTAAACCAACAGTAGCTTGCCATTCCCACTTGCCGTCTGCTGCAAACTTTTCAATTAATATATCACTCCAAGAAGGTATTATAATTCCACTCGTTAATGTATCTTGTATAGCAGGACAATTTTTAACATCTTTGCCTTGTGGTATTTCATCTTTACGATATATTTTTTGCTTCTTATACCAAGCAGGTAAAAACTTATTAGCTAATTCTGGAGGATACAAGTCCATTAATTGTTTATGAGCTTCAGTTTTAGGGTGTATGTTTATCGGTATTTTTTCCACAATGTTTAGTATAATCTTGTATAAATTTAGTTGTCAGTTTATTTAATAATTGTTTATTAGGGTTGACATTATTTTTTTCACTACCACATGCTTTAGAAAACATGTGACCCCATATCTTCATGTGCATAGGGTTGTCAAAAATGTTTACTTTATCTAAATCTAATGGCTCCACCATTATGTTTTTAAGGGTGGTCTATATCTAGTTCTGAAGAGTCTACTGCTTTAACCCAGTTGGTAACATCTTCATGCCAATTATATTTATGACCATCAGAAGGATAAGCAACTGGTGGTTCGTAATAATAACCATCTGTATTCAAAACCCAACTTTCTCCTCCAACATTAGCTGCATGAAATACATCGTTATCTCTATCGTAAAATTGACCTATACCTGCATAATTTGCACGAAATGCTTTTGATTGGTCAGAATGTAAATTATTTTCTGAGTCATAATATTTACCGTGACCTGTATTGTAAGAAGTTCTTTTACATTTTTCTGTTGCAACACCATGCTTTGCAGCATAGTTAGCTTCCCAATTCTGTTCTACACCATCTATGGTGTCATCTTCATTACGACCAGTAATAAGTTCTATTACTATATCGTCATCATTTAAAATTGCATAATGTGCCATTACGCCCAACTAACATTTCCGTTACCTGAAGTAATTGTTAAAATAGTATTTCCATCGCCACCATCTGCTGAGTTACTACCTAAATTGTTTTCTACTGTTGCAGAGAATCCTGAATTATATCTTAAAATAACAATACCTGAGCCACCACTACCACTACCACCTTGACGGTCTCGACCACCACCACCACTGCCAGTGTTTGCTGCACCTGATGTAGTACCACCATTGCCTCTTTCTCCACTTCCTCCACCACCAGAGCCACCTGCAGTACCACCTGCATTATTAAAGACTGAACCTCCACCACCACCTGCACGAGTTACAGAGTTTCCACCGATAGTAGATGCGACACCATTGCCACCATTTCCACCAACATTTCCATCGCCACCATTGCCACTATTTCCAGCACCTCCACCACCACCTGCACCGTAAGCACCACCGTCTGGAGAGCCACCTCCACCTGAACGACCTTCATTAGCAGTTCCTGCACCACCACCGTTGCCACCTTCGCCTCCACCTCCACCACCAGAGCCACCAGAGATTCCGTTTTGCATGTTATTCACACCTTTACCTCCACGGACTGTAGATACATTAGCGAAAATTGAGTTGCCACCATAACCATTAGCACTTCCACCACCACCAACTTGTACGGTATAATCAGTGCCTGGGTCTAATTCTAAAGCTGCTTGTGCTGAAGCTCCACCACCTGATGTTTCTCCATTCCAAGCACTACGATATCCACCTGCACCTGCACCTGAACCGTGAAATCCATTTCCACCACCTGAGCCACCTGCAATAACTAAGAAAGATATTTCAAGAGGTTCTGATACAGAGCCACCTCCGAAACCTGCTACTTGATAACCGAATGATGTTGGTCCTGCCATTGTTTATGCCTCGTGGACGTCATCTATTGTATAGAATATTTTAATCCCTATTAGTCGTGCATCTTCTGCCATGTCATCATTTCCATCTGATACGTCACGCTCTATGTTGAAGTAAGCTAAATCTCCTGCTGCAGGACTTCCTGCTATTGTTACTGCACATGACTCTGCTGTTACGCAAAGGTCTTCTGCAGCACCAAGTGCATCATCTGTTACAACTACTGCTGTTCCAAATGCTACATCTATTGTATCGTTGTCTGATACACATACACCTGCTAAAGACCAGGCAACTCCATCTGTATCTGTTGCTGCTGTTGTCCAATATACTTGATATGTTATTGTTCCTTCATTCCAATACGAAGGAAACGCTATTGAGAACTGTGCGTTCTCGTCTGATGAGGCATCGAAATCTAGAACTTTTATGTCAGGTCTACCTGCAGTGCTTTCTACTGAGGTAATTGCTGCACAACCTGCTGAAGCTGTTGGAGACATTGCTGCTGCAGGTACCCACATTGATTGTTTACCAATGACATCGTTTGATATAACTGAACTAGCTGCTGTTAGTCCTCCACCTGCAAAAAGTGTAGCTAAATCAGCAAGAGCTTCTTTAGATTGGGTACCAGTAGCACCACCATCTAAGAAAAGTATATAGTCTCCGTCAGCTATAGCTGCCTCTGCAGCTTCTGATAAGTCAACGTCTATATCTGTTCCGTCTAAATCTATTAGATTACCTGCAGTTAAAGCTGCAGTTGGTAAATCTGTTCCGTTTATAGCAAAAGACATACCTGAAGCTAAATCTATTCCACCATCATCTATGTCTAATATTTCTACATCATCTATGTATACAGAAATCTTTCCATGATTAGCTGTACCTGACGCAGTAGATGTTTGAATTTTTATTTCTTCAGCTGTCTTGTTACCACTTCCATTTAAGACTTCTATTGATAATGCTTCTGTTGCAGAAGTACCCATCTTAAGTGATACGTCAGCATTGTTAGCATCATCGAAGATAGTTAAATCTCCTCCAGTTAATGCTGTTATTGCCTGGGAGGCATCTACAGCTATGACTGAGCTTGAAGCTGTAAGTCCTGTACCTGCAAATAATGTAGCAATGTCTGCAATGTTTTCTTTTTTAGCAGCACCTGTTGCACCACCATCTAAAAATATTATGTAGTCTCCATTAGCGATTGCTTCTTCTGCTGCTTCGCTTAAATCTACGTCAATATCTGTTCCGTCAAAATCTATTAAGTTACCTGCTGTAAAAGCAGTCGTAGGTAAATCTGTTCCATTTATTGAAAAGGTTTTGCCTGAAGCTATATCAAGACCACCGTCATCTATTGTTAGGATGTCAGTGCCATCAATATCGAATACCATCTTTCCATGGTCTGCAGTTCCAGAAGCTGTAGCTGTAGAGAAATGTACTTCTTCTGCTGTCTTGTTAGAAGCTCCGTTTAAAACTTGTATTGTTAATGACTCAGTAGCTGATGTACCTAACGCAAGTGAAACATCTGCGTTATTAGCATCATCATAAATTGTTAAATCGCCACCAGTCAAAGCTGTAATAGCTTGTGATGCGTCAACAGATAATACTCCAGAACTAGCTGTTAAACCTGTTCCGTCTATAGCTGCTATGACATCTGCTAATGATTCTTTTCTTGTTAGGTTAGAATCGTTAGCATCAATTATAGCTACACTGTCTGCTGCTATATCAACTGCTGCTGCAGTCAATCCATTTAAATCTAATGTAAAAGTTAAGTCGTATGGGTCTGTATCACTACCTACATCTGTATCAGTCCAGTTAATATCAAGACCACCAGTGTCAATAAATTTTACTTCTCTTTGTGTATATACACCTGATGAAACAATAGGTGCAATAGTAACTTCTGTGCCGTCTCCATCTTCTAATACGAAACCTTGTTGAATAGCATCATGTGCTTCTTCAATGTGTTGTTTAACAACAGCTAATCGTACTTGTGTTCCTGCTGCGTGTGTTGGGTCTGTTCCATGCTTTGAATCAATGTCTCTTGTTACTGTTGCTGCTGCATGGTTAGTGCCTGAAGACCATAGAATAACTTCTCGGTTGCTATCGTTATCTGGGTCTATTACTAAATATACAGGCGAATCAATACCTGGGTCATCTGTCAAATTCATTGTTGTACCACCACTAGCTAGCTGTGCAGCTAAGGTAGTCTCAAAGGCGTTTACTAAATTAGTTTCTCTTGCTGTCATTCTTCTCCATTATACACATTTTATTTAAACTTATAGTTAATTTATTATCCAAATCTTACTTTCGCAAAACTATTTACAGCGTATATATTACCTGATGTAACATTACCATAAATTTCTTGTCTTGTTCCTCGTACTGTAATAATAGCATATTGAGTTACACTTCCAACTTCTGCTAACTGTCCTGTTATAGGATATGCTATAGATTCTACTACACCTCTTATAACTTCAGCAGGGTCAAACAATTCTAAAGTTACTGAGCTTCCTTCTTTATCTTTAAGAGATTGATAAATTGTTTCTCCTAAATTCTTAACAGTTATAGGTTTTCTAAAAGGTCTTTCTACTCTGTCACTTAAATTTACAGGTATCTGTACAACTACAAGTTCTGGTCTAGCTAATGCACGGGTTTGTATAGCTAACACTTTCGGTGTCTGTGTAGCATCTGCAGATTTAATAACAAGTTTTAATGCTATATACCTAGACACTTTGTTTGTTTGTGCTGTTGCAGTACCTTCTCCTGAAATAATATTTAATGCTAAATCCCAATCAGCATCATCTTTACTATTAATACTTTCTAAATTATCCGAAACATGCAACTCAGCAGATGTTCCAGAAAGCATATTACTTGTTTCTATTTGTGCTTCTACAAATTGTTTTTTTCTGCTGTAAAGAAATCTGCTGCTGCTGATATTAAATAACCTTCTGTCAAAAAGTTTGAAGTCTCTTTGTAAAAGCCACTACCAGTAACTATTGCTATTAATTTTTCATTTACTTTATTAATACCTTTTATTAATCCTCCTGCCTCAAACTCAAGGTCTCTAGCTATACCTGCAGTAGGTAAATAGTATCTCCACAAATACGATTCGCTTGATGATTCTTTAATACCTGTATAGACAGAATCCCTGGTTGTAAACAAAAACATAGGTTGTGCAGTTACAGAATCTATGTTCCATTCTTTAATTAATTGTTGATTAGCTAATACATATAAGTCGTTAGCTACAGTAAGTGATGCTCTATATAATCTTCCTACTACTTTAGATGCTGAAGTCTGTACTTCTTTTGTTCCGTAAAAAATTTCTCCTTGTACTTCTGCAACACAAGTAGGTATCTCATTACTAGATAACTCAGTTTGTCCATTAGCAGTTAGTGTTCCTGTTACATCTTTTATTGCATATATTCTTCCGTCAGTTGCTGTAGCTAATACTACGGCACCAACATCTGCTACATCAGTAAATGTTTGTCCTGAAGGTAAAGTAATTATTGCCGAACTTACAGTTGAAGCACCATCGTATTGATGTATTGCATTACCAATAGTTACTAAAAACTTTCCTTTAACTGAAAATATCTTATCGTATATAGCTGCAGACATTTCTTGTGAGGATGTTCCACCACTTGTAAGTTTTTCTATTTCTCCTGCAGAACCATTGTTCGCAGTTATGTATAATAAATCTCCATGTGCAGCTAATCCTTTTATGTGATAACCTGCAGTCAAACCTGTTGTGACAGTAGAAAATGTATCTCCACCATCTGTAGATTTTTGTAACACGTTATCATCTGAAATGTAAACAGTTGTACCAACTATAGCTAAAGCATTGTCATCATCTGTAGATGAAAAAGCTGTACTAGCTGTTATCTGTGTAGTGTGTAGTAATTGTAAATCATAGGAAGTTCCTCTATCTTTACCAAAGACTTCTACACCTTTACTATCCCAAAATCTATTGATGTCATTTGGTCCACCATTTCTTCTATGTGCTACATCTAAATTACTACCACCAGAAAAATCATTACGTGAATATATACGACCTAAGTTTCTTGTAAAGTCTTCTGCATTTTGTCTAACATCTATCTCCTGTCCTTTAACATCTGATGACTCTATAGTCATCTGTCTGTTAGGACCTACTGCTGCTCTAAATAAAAAGTCATCAATACGAAAATCGTATCCTTTTCTTTTTGGATTAGAGACGTCTCCTCGTGTTGCTATTCTTGGCATTATGCCTGTATTCCATAAACCAGACCATCTACAGATACTGATTCAGGATATTTAGCTCTGAGATATTTCCTTGCTTGATTCAATAATAACTGTTGATATTGCAGTAAAGAGTTTCTAATACTGTTACTAGAACCAATAGGGTATCCAGATATTGACATTTGTTCTGTAATATATTGTGACGTAGCTGAAGGTATATCTCTACCAGACATCATCTGTGCTGCTACACCTGCCATAATAATTGGCTCGTATTCATTCTCTAAACCAACTGTTGCTAGAGTTGTTGACTCTGCTGTTGGTTCTATAAACTTCTTTTTAAAAGTTACGTATGCTGTATGACCTTGTGATATACCTGAGAATTGTACGGCATGTACAACGCTAGGTCCTGTTGTATACGTTACTGTTCTCTCTACTCCATCAGCATCATTGTATACAAATGGATTAGGTAACTCTACAAGTGAACAAGTTACAGGTGCAAAGTTAACTCCTGTAGTATCGCTACCTGCTGAAAAATCTGTGAATTGTGAAATAGCACTGAGTATAGATACTAAATAATTAGCATCGCCAGGACTAGAGTAATCAGCAACTAAGGTATAACCTGTAGAAGCTGTCATTGTTTTTGTTTCTACTGCGAATAGCGTAGGAAATAAATTATTAATCTGGTCAATGATTGCATTAAATACAGCTAGTCGTGTAAACGCAGGAGCAATCTTTACAATCTTACCTGTAGTATGTTCTGCTGCTGTAGTTCCACGTACTCCTCTAACAACTGTAACAAAGTTATTAACTGTATCAAGACCAGTACAATACATAAGTTCTTGTTCGCACTCTAGTATTGTTCCTGCATCCATAACATCTTCTTCTTCTTGTGTAAGAAGTGATGCGTCAAATGATAACGTTGTTGCACTTGATGATAATGTTGAAGCTACTGCTGTATATGAATTAAGTTCATCAGCAGGTTCTAAGTATTCTCTAAATACTCTATCTACTAACGCTCCTATATTTGCACTCATTAAGCACCTCTCTCAATCTCTTTAGCATAAGCAGATATACCGAAGGTAGCCATTGTGAACTCGCCACTCTTCTCTGCCTCATCTTCTATAAGAGATATAGATGATTCTATTTCATCGGTACCTTTAGAGTCTATATCAATTTTAAATTGATTCTTACCCTCTTTGAGCATTATGAGCATACCCATAATTGCTCCTAAGCGTCTCTAAGTAATACTGTAATTGCTGAAGATGTGTCTTCTGTTGAACCTGATACAAACCTAATAGAACCTGCTGATGCAAAAACCCAACCCGATGGGTCAACTCTTGTTAGTTTGTCAGCAGCTACTGTGTAAGTTACTGCTGTACCATCTGTTTCTTTTATATCTATAAATGTGCCACCACCGTCTTGGTCTGGCGACCATTGAAAGGTAACGGATGTTCCATTGAAAGCTGAATTAGGTATGAATCCTGCTAGTAACATTCCATCCGTTGGTATTCCAGGACTTTGTGTTTGACTACCAGAGTAAGTTACACCTACTAATTTATTTGCCATTAAATCTTTTCCTTATATATTTATCTAACTATAGCAGAACAATGGGAGCAGGTGGAGCTACTCCCAAAGTTCCAATCTTAACTTTAGCTATTTGTTTGTTCAAATAGTAAGTGATATGAAGGAGGTCCGAAATCGAATCCCATCTCCATGTAAATTGCTTTACCAACTCTTGCGTTAGCATCTTGGTCAATGTCTCTTACAAACACTGTTCCCTTACCAGGGATGTTTGTGAACACTGGCTTAATGAAAGCCATGTCTAAGATGTAAGCTGTTCCTGAAGGCATGATATTAGGGTCAATGACCATCATACCAATAGAACCGAATGGTGTAACAACGGTATCAATGTCGACACCTGCAATGTTTCTATCTCTTGGAAGAATAGCTGCAGCCAACCCTATGGTTCCTTTAGCTAATTCTTTGTTAAGAGCTAGTAATTGCTTTGGTGTAACTACCAATACAGGTTGCTTCATTGGGGCATGAGCGTCATAAAGACGTTTCATACCATCAGCGATAGCATCCCATGTAAGGTCACGAGCTGTTGAAGTTGCATCTCCGTCAGCATCGCAATAATGAATGTTACCACCAACGTATGTTGGAGCTACTGTATTGTTAGCATTTGCATTTAAACCAATCCATTGTTTAAGACCACGCATTTCACGTGTTCCTGCACCTGGAGTAGTGTTTGCACCATCAGCGAATGTTCCGTTAAATGCGAACCATTCTACTTCTCTTGCTACTTTTTCTAACGCTAATTCTAATTGATTAGCGAATTCGTCAGTCACTGGATTACCACCAAAAAGTCCAAGTTTGTCTCCTGCTGTTGTTGTTCCGTCTCCGTCTGAAGAGTTCGCAATGTTTGCAGATAAGTCAAATGGGTTTTGGTTCATGTAACTTGCCAAAGCTGTGTAAGTCATTTGTACACCCTTATGGAATACTTGTGTTGTGAAAGTATAAGCTACTCTATCACGACCTAGGTATTCTGTTGGAGCTGCACCTTCTTGACCTTTAGTAGGTTCTGAAGATACTGTCGCATTATCAGCTGCTTGGATTTGAAAGAAGGTTGACTGTATTGCAGTTCCTCCGTTTAAACCACCAACGGCTGATAGAAAAGGTGTTCTTTGACCACCAACTTTAAACAATTCGCCAGTGAAGTTGTTAATGTTTTGAGCATAAATGCTACTGTTTGTTAGGGATATTGCTCCCATATTAATCTTCTCCTGTATAAATTATCTATTACTTTTATTATTAAGAAGAAGTAAAAGCTACTATTAGTCGTTCTTTTTTGCTTCTTCTTGGGCTGCAAGTTTTAGACGCATAGAGTCTCTTACGCTGCCAGTCGCTTCTGTTTTAGCAATGGCTTCCATTAGGTCGTCATTACTGAAGCTGTCGACTACAGAGTTTTTATTAATATTGTTTAACTTGTTTTGGCTCTCTTGAACTTGTTCACGAATACCGTCTTGTTGCCCAACATTAGTGTTTAAATCAACTCCGTATTCTTCTGCTGCAAAAGATTGTATTGCTTCGACATTTATGTCTCCACTATACACCTGGCTTATAGCCTTACCGATACCAGTTGTAGTATCTAGTCCTGCATCTTTAAATACAGAAACTTTGGCTTGTGCCTTAAAACCTTCTAGCTCATCTTTGAGAGATTTATTTTCCTCTCGAATCGCTTTCCAATTCTTATCTCCATTAGCTTCAGAGTTTAACTCTTGTTCTTCTGTCATATTTACTTGTCCGTTTCTCTAATGTTTTTTTTGCGAGAGGTTATTAGGTTGCCTCTGTTTTTTTTACACTACTTTTTTTATTTGGCAGGTCTTGTTAGTAGGCATCAAGACCGTATTCGTATATCTAGGTCAAGTTTAACCCCCAGACCTTAGTACAGGGTCAAGGATAATTATAACAGAATTATATAAATGTATAGTTTAGATTTATATTTCTTCTAAACCTGTGTACTGTCCTGTTTGACTTCTTACGGCACCTGCTTGTGCTGATGATAGACCTGCTTGTTGTCCTAATATTCTTTGTATTCTTTTTTGTTCGTCAGGGTCTCCACTTAATCCACCAACTATATCTACAACATCTGAAGTTCTACCTTGTTGTTCTGCTAAAGATTGTATTTCTCCTGCTTGTCTAAAAGATTGTCTAGCTGTTTGTGCAGTTAGTCCTTGCTGTCTTAATGATTCAGCTTGAGTCAAAGATAAACTGACACCTTCTGCTGCAGCAAGACCACCTATCTGTCCTCTGACAATATTCTGCGATACAACTGAAGCTGCATCTATTGCACCAGATGCTAGTTGTTGACTTATGTTAGGGTCAATAGCACTAGCTATAATCTCTGCGTCTGTCAATTCTTGTCCAAAATTTAATTGATAATATTCTTTTACTTCTGGCAAAGCAGTTAGAACATTCTGATATATAGACTGTACTCTTTCCCCAAACTCTTGAGGAGAAACTACATTCTCTATTAATGTTTCTATTCTGTCATTAGTAATAATAAGTTCAGCATTAACGCCAAGACTTTCTACTTTTCTTTTATAAGAATCTACTATCTGTAAGTATTCACTTTCAGAAAACTTAACACTTATACCGTCAGGATTTAAGTTTCCAGGAAAGGCATCTGCATACGCAGTGCTTTGTCTCATAACATTACCTGCTTCTGTACCATCATTACCACTATCTATATATGCGTCAATGTATATTGACAACAGTGCGTCTGAAAAGTTTGGACCAAATTTTGCTTTAGCTTCAGAGATAATTAATGCTCTAGCTGATGATGATAGTGTTGCCATTATGTTGGTTGTCCTCTCACTATGCCTCTAGTTTGTGGTCCTGTTCCTAAAAAAGAACCTACGTCATCTGTAACTTTATCCATTATAGTTTTGTTACCATTGTTAAGTCCATGTGTTGTAAGTACTTGTGTTGCTTTCGCCTGGTCATTAGCGTTTAATACTTCTATCCAATCTGTACTTTTCTCATCTACTCTTTCTCCAAGTAATTGAAAAGAAAAGTTTCTCCAAGGCTGTGCTATTTCTTCATAAGTTAAGTTCTCATCATAAACATCAGTACTAAATAATACTTTCCTGATGTTCTTTAAACTGTCTCTAACTTGTTGAGCACCTACTTCTGGACTTTCAGCGTTACGAATTATACCTGCGTATTTATCGATATCTGCTTGTTCAAAGGTACCATACAAAGGTCCTAGCCATTCTTCTGTTAATGCCTGTGCTGTTGCATATCCTGCTTGTGTTTCTGTAGGTTGTGCTTCAGAACCTTCTAACCAAGATGTCAAAGCATCTTCTCTTTGTATTCCTGATAACGGGTCTCCTAATGCTTTAGCTTGATTTAACCATGTTAGTTCTGTCCAGGTACCTGTAGTTAGTTTATTACCAAACCATTGTGTTAATGTTTCTCCATTAAATGTAACTTGGTCAGGATTACTAACGCCATTCTGTCTAAGAGTTTCTCTTGCTTTTATACGATTGTTCTTTAGTAATGCTTCAGCATCTGCAGGTAACTTAGATAAATCTTTATCTTGTGAAAGCAGTAACCAACTTCTTTCTTCTTGAGTGTGTGTCTGCCACCACTCTGTACCTTCCCATTCAAAATCTGCTATCTCTCTATTCTCAACAATACTTTCTAGCCATAGTGAATACATCTCATCATCTTCCATCCATGGTCTTACTTCTTTTACTTTGTCAAAGTTAGAAGCTATCTGCTCAAAGAAACCACCTGGTGCATCTTGTACTCCTGTAGCTTCCATGTTATTAATATCTACTTCTACAATGTTTCCTGATTGAAATGTACTATTCCATTTCTCAGAGTTTAAATCTATTGTTTGTTCTTGTGGTTTATCTACAGTAAAAAAGTTATTTATCTGTTCGTCTGTTGCAGTATATGCCATAGACAAACCTGTTTGTGGTATATCAAATGCTACATATTTTTGTCCACCAACATTCCATATCTGTCCACCTAATCTACCAAATAATGTGTCATCTTCTACTACTACAGTTTCTACAATTACTGGGTCTTCTACAATTACTGGGTCTTCTACAATTACTGGGTCTTCAACATTTGTAGATTCAGTTGTTGTTGTTTCAGGTACTGTGCCAGTAGCTCTTTGTTCTATAGTTTCTTTAGCTTTTTCTGCTGCGTCTTCTAAAGTTTTATTGGTAGCATTGATAGCTCTAAATTTGTCTATACGTGGCATACCTTCAGTTTCTGTTGTTTCTTCTTTAAGTTGGTCCATTCTGTAGTTTTCTAAATCTTCTTGGTACTCATCAGAAACAAGATAATCTATCTTTTGTTTTGCTTCTGCTTGTGCTTTTCTAGCATCAGATACATCTATAACACCATCATTTTGTTCTAGACTTGTAACCAACTTGTCTCGTTGTTCTTGTTCAATAGCTTCTAATGTAAGATACCCTTGACCAGGTACTGTATATTTAAAAGGATTTTGTGCAACTTCTTCTGGTGTTGTTTCAACAGGTCTAAGTTTTGCTACTTCACTTTCATAGGTATCCTTATCAATAAGTCCATTGATTAGCTGTACTAATAAGTTACGTTCTTGTGCGTTCGCCATTATAAAATTCTTACTCTTCCTCCACCACTTGCACCAACAGGTGTCTTAGGTGTTTCAGCTATTGTACCATAGACACTACCAAATAAACTGTTATGTATTTCTTTACTTAATTTATAACTAAGTGAATACTTATCAGATACAGAGTCTTCTGTAAAGCCTTGCCAAAAATCTTTACCATAACTACTAAAGTCTGCTTGTTGATAAGCAACATCTCTACCGTCTATTGTTTGACCACCAGTAAAAGAATAGCCTGTAAAATCTTCACTCTTGTTTGCACCTATACCTGCTTTTTTATTAGCTTCTTGCAAGCCACTAACTGCGTCTGAAAGCAGTAAAGCTCCTTCGTATATTGCATACAATGTTAAAGCACCTGCAGATAAAGAACCAACTCCTAACCCTGCAAGTAATTTAGGTATAGATTTAGTTATGACTACATCTCCTGGGTCCAATGCTCCTACAGTTTTACCTGATACTTTTAAAGCATTTTTAGCAAACTTCTTTGCAGAGAGAACTATTGCTTCTCCTATCTCTTGACTTGACTCTAGTATCTTCGCAGCTTTTGCTGCTAACTCAGGGTCTATCAATCCTTTTAATTCTTGTGCTGATGTAAATTTAATCATGTCATCAAACGGTCCTGTAATTAATTTTTCATTAGGTATTTCACTACCCATAAACGCCATGCCTGGAGGTTGTATATCTACACCACCAACGCCCTTTGGCATAACAAAATCATCAACATATTCTGTAACGTTTTTAACTTTAGTGTTTACATAATCTTCAAAGTTTGTATTGCTATCAAAGGTACTATCAAATATGCCTATTTGAAAATCGTCAAATTCATTAACAGAGTCTTTTATACCATACATACCAGGTTCTCTAATCTCTTTTAATTCGTCAAAAAGCCTTTCAAGATTGTTTGTTCCTTCTTCTAATGTTTTAACTGTATCCATAGATAAAGGCATTCTTAGGTGTGCCTTCACTAAATTGTTAAATGCGTTTTGAAAATCTATAACTCTTTCCCCTATTTGTTTTGAGCCTCTAAGTATACTTTTAAACATCTGAGACTCAGGAACCATACTCTTTAATTCAAAAATTAATGCTTCTTGAATTTCTCCAATTAAATCTATAGGTATTTTTTTCTTTTCTAAGTATCTGCTTACATCTCCTAATATAACTGTTGAATGAGTAGCATCTCCATTAGTTAATAATCTACCTAATGAATACTCTTTTAATATTTTACCGTTAAGACCTACTTTACGTAGTATCTCTTCAGGAGTCATTGCTATCTGAACCTAGTTTATCTCTAATTTTTTTAGTAATAGGACCTACTGGTAACTCAGAAAAGAATTCATTTCCTCTCTCTACTAGGCTTTTACCTTCTTTGCTATCTTGCTTGTTATCTGATACGCCTCTTAAAACGTCAATAGCTTCACGGAAACTATCTGAACCTGACATGTAAACATTCTGTTCTGCTACTTGTCTTTTAACAGGACCCATTCCATTCATAGCTCTTTGAGCATTTATCTGTGCTTCTACTAAATCTACCATTTGATTATATGATTTCTCAAATGTACCTGAACGCACTTGTTCTACAAACTTACTTTTAGGATTATATCTATTCCTAAATTCCATTTCTCTTTGAGTTCTTTTTGTAGGGTCTGTTGTTTCTACCACATCATCTCCGTTGTCTACCACTGTTGTTGTTGTCGTACTAGGTATTGTAGTCGTTGTTGAAGGTGGTGTCATAGACATTTCACTTTCTATCTTTGCCTTTAATTGTTGTGCATCTGTATTTTCTGGGTCATTAAACTTTTCAATAGTTAAAACATACAATTCATTCATTGCAATTCTAAAGTCGTCTGTTTTTTTATCTTTTAACTTTTGTTCTAGCATGTATTTAAATACGAGTGCATTGTCATTTAGGTCTGCTTGTTGTGCAAACCAATTTGCTACAAATTCTTTTTGTTCTGTAGTAAATTTTAATAAAGGTTTTTGTCCTGGTTGTGCAGTATTGGTTACTAATACTTTGTCTTGTTCTGCACTAACACCTGGTACTACTACACCTAACTCTTTCATAGCCTTGTATATGCCTGGAGCCATTGAATTTAAATTAGCCTGGAAGATACCCCATGATGGAGATTCTTTATCTAAAGCATCTCTAGTAAACGGTACACCATCTACTCTTGATTCATAACCTGCAATAGGAACAAGATATTCAACTATTTCTTCTGCGATACCAACACTTTGTAATGCTTCAATTACTTCTTGCGTTGTATATGAATCAGGTTCCATTACCTATTTACAGCTCTTCTGCTTAATGAAGTAAGACTGTTTATTGTGTTTGCTGCTCTAGCACCAATTTGTCCTGCAGCTTGTGATTGTTTTTCTAAGTCTTCTCTACCTTCAAATACTTCATCGACTACTCCACTAATATCTTCTTGCAATCCCTCTACGTCTGGTTCTTGTGCTGCTGTGCCTGGAGTAAACGTTTCTTGTGCCATTGTGCTTGGAGTACTTACTGTTAAGTCTCCTTCTATAACTCTAGTGCTTCCTTCTCGTGCAGCAACATAACCGAATTCTGCAGGTGTACCTTGTCCTAGGTTTGCACTTGTTCTATTAAATTGACCAACTATTCCTGTTACCCTACTAGATATATAGTTTCTTTCTTCAGTGCTTAATGCACCACCTTTTCTAGCTTTTGCTTTTGTTAAAGTATCATTAAGTAACTCATCTATTTCTTCTTTTTCTATTTTAGGAGAACCTGTAGTCATTGCTTTACGTGCATTGTAATCAGAACGTACAGCAGATAAAGCTCCTAGCCAACTTATCTTGCCACCAGTATTCATACTAAACTCCATTAATTGTTTAATACCTTTAATAAATTCTTCGTCTACAGCAAGACCAATAGTCTTACTTGCATCCATAATTCCTACGTTAGACATCTGTGTTTTTAAAAGTGCTATGTTATCTTTATTTAAATCTCTTGCTACTTCTCCTGCATCTCTAGCAAAATATACATGACGATATCCTTGTTGTGTTAAATATTCTTCTGCACTAACAGGTTTAATTATTTGTGTCCCATCAGGTCCATCAACTTGCATATCATAATTAGATTGAAATCCTGTACCTAAAGGTTTATTTCTATCAGGGTCAGTTAATAAATCAATAATTAATTGTGTTGTATCTTTATCTTCTCCGTCTGGTACTACATTATCTGTATCAATAATATCTGATACGCTTCCAGTCCTTGGTATATATATGCTACTTACCATTAATTTTCAACTCCATACTTAACTACTTCATTATAGAACACTTCTTCAAAGACTACACCAAACATAGGTTCTTTTACTATAATCTCTGATGCTTTCTGATATAACAAATCTCTTATTGCTTGTGCTTTTGCACTGTTAGTATTTGCTACCCACAACGCTGCGTCTTCTTTTGTAACTTTTTTTTGTCCAATTCTTACACCTTCTAATACATCATCTCTGTAATCTGTATACTCTTTTATTACAGGTGTTATAGGAAAGTCTGCATACATAGGGTCATTAACAGCTTTAGTTATTAACTCTGCATTTGCAGAACGGTCTCCACCTTCTGTAGTTTGATAACCTGGTAGCTTAGCTAACTCTCCTGCTTTTGTTACAGGGTCTCCATAAGCTAAAGGAAACATTTTTGCTAAGACAATATCTACTTTTGCCATTTCAGCTTGTAAACTTCCTTGTATCTCTCCTTCTTCATGTTTTCTTTTTTTCTCTGCTTTAGCTGCACGTTCTACTATTGATGCTGCATAGGTTGCACTTCTGTAATAAAACTCTTCTTGAGTTAAAGGAGTTACCATACCCATTCCTTTTAACGCACCATAAGCTGAGAAATCAACTTCTCCTTGTCCAAGACCTTCAAAGAAATATAAAGCATTGCCACCAATGTCAGCGAATAGTTCTGGATTTTCTAAATAGAAATCATACTCTGGTTTTGTTCTTGGTAGTTTACCTGATTCAGTAATTGATTTGCCTTTAACTTGCATTGAAGCAGAAGTAAAACTATCTTCTAAAGAATACTTATCTAATCCTAAAAACCTTACAAGGTCTTTAGTTGCCTGAAAGTCTGCTTCTTTAACACCCATAGTTGTTGCATACTCTGTTTTAATGTCTCTCCAAAAACTATGTATAACAGATAACTCTACAAAACTGTTCCAAACTAATCCACTGCTTTCGCCTTCTGTTCCATACCATTCTTGAAACGTGCTATCTTCTAAGTCTGCTCTATACAAAACATTCATCTTTGGTACTAATGGGTTAATGTTTCTGTCCCACGCTTTTATCTGATAAATGTTATCTCTTATAATTGCAGCTTTATCAAATAAAAATTCTGGGTCTTGTACATCTTCTGGAAATAATATAGAAGCTATTTGTGTTGATTGTGTAGTAGCTAATAAATACAAGTCTTCATCTAAACCTGTGAAGCCTAACTTAGAAGCAACTGAGTTAAGTATATTTTTACCTGTAGCAGGTAACGTTTCTTCAAGTAACACTTCTCCAACAAAACTTTTTAAATCTCCTGCACCACCTTCAAACGGTAAACCGAATTGAAATATAGTTCTCTCTAATACTCTTCTTGCTTCTGGATTGTCTGCTGTTAATAAACCTACAGGTATAGCTACAACTGGTCCTAATGGTGGAAACAATCCACCACCTGCAACGCCTAATGCTGATGTAGGAAAACTTCTTTTAAGTATAATTCCACTTTCATCAATACTCATGTCATCTGTCCACAATCCTTCTCCACCACTTTGTACATAAGATTCTAGAGGTGTACCACCAACAGGCATAATTAAATAATTTTCTCCAAAACTATCTGTATAGATGATATTTTCTTCTACGCCTTTTCTATATGCAAATGCAACTTGTGCTGCAGCTCTAGTGTTTGTAGTTCCTAATTGAAACCATCGACCAAGAACTTCTCTATACGCCTCAAAGAATGGTAATCCTACTCTGTATGCTTCAGCAACATAACCTCTTTCAAGTAAGTTGTATAACAATCTGTTGTGTATTTCAAATGCTGCTTCTGCTGCTCTTCTATCTAAATCATCGTATGTCATGTTTCTTGTTATGTCTGCTCTGACATCAGCTCTATCTAACATTGTGTGATAATCTACTTCTGTCAGTTCTTGTACAATAGGACTTTGTTTAGGATTGTTAATTATAAACTTACCTGTTTTCTCATCTAAGAAAGATTGCAACCCACCACGTTGTGCTAGTGTTACAACATCTTCATATTTCATGTTGCCTAGTTTTAATTGTGTTCTTAACTCTTTAACACTAGGTGTTGGGTTTTCTTTTAGATATGTTTCAAAATCTTTTAATACAGCATCTATATCTTTTTTAGTATTAGCACCGTATGTTTCTCTTAACACTATACGCAAAGATGCTTTCTGTTCTGTTAATAACTTACCGTTAACAACTACTTCTTGTTTGTTTACATTAGAGTAGTACGAACCAATCTTAGTATTTTCATCGCCTAGTCTTATGTTGGCAATGTTTTTGTCTGTAGTGTATGCTGTTCTTTCTGCGTTCTGTAAATTTACATTTAGTTCTAACTGATGTTTAGTTGTTGCACCTAATATTCTTGGTGTGTGAATACCATCTGCATGATAAGCAACTAATGTTAGACCGTCATCTTTTTGAGTTACAGACTGCTTAACTACTTTAGTCATTACATTATCTATTTCATCTTGGTCTAAACGTTTGTCATCTAATAATCTCTTAGCTTTTTTAACTAAATCATCTGATAGGTTAACTGGTACGTTAGGGTCATAATGATTTTTTAACATATCTGCTAATGCGTTTCTTTGTGCAAACACCATGTTGGCATCTATGTAATGTAAGTACGCTTGTTTGAATGTAGGTATACGAACAAGTGCTGCTTCTGACTGACCTACTGTAAAAAACAATGCGTCAGTAAATGCTTTAAATTTACTTATCATTCCTTTAGGACTTACTTTTTCTATGCCAGGTACAGTAGTTGGTAAGTTTTCTGCATTTCTATTTATGAGTGGTGTCAATGTATTCTTAACACTTTGTGAGTTCATAGTTCTTAATACTTCAAAATCACGTATGTCAACTTTTCCAACTTTACCTTGAGCTATAACATTAATTAAATCATCAGATGCTCCTGTAAAGTTATTAATAGTCATACGATGATGTTTAACAAAGTCTAAAAAATCTTTATCGTTTCTAATTACAACTATGTTTGATGCTCTACCATCAACGTTTTGTCTTGACATAATTTTCCTATTTAAAGAAGCTATCTCATCCATTAAATATTTATTATTTTGTATTGCTTTTACAATATCAGCATCAGACAATCCCTGTCTCATAGCACCTGCAACTATAGGCATAAATGGGTCATGTGCCATTTGAGTAACTAAATAATCAATATACGTTTCTATATAGTCATCATTTAATTTAAAAGCTAATGTACTTCCATCTGTTTGTGCTACATTCTTTTTTACTGTTTTTTGTACGTCAACGTATTTACCATTATCTTTTCTAAAGACAGAAGTAAACTTAGGGTCTCTTTCATACAGGTCTCTAACTTCTGGTACACCAAATTCTGAATTACCTTCTGTCAAAGCACCTAATGATTTTCTATATTTAAGTGGCAATTTTTCTGACAACTTACCACCTTCAATTGGTTTAGTAACTCTAAAAGGTCCACGCAAACTTGTAAGAGGAGTTACATCAATACCTTTAGTCTCCAAGTAACGTATCATAAGACCGTCAGGGTCATTAAATATCATCTTCATGTATTCTGCAGGGTCTCTAAATATAGAAGCTAAACCTTTTGTAGATACTCGCAACATACCGTCTGTAGTTATTTTAAGTGGAAATGCAATACGTGTTATTAACTGTAGGGGCATCCATACTCTTGATATTAAACCAAAAGTTATATCTTCTGCACGAGATGGTACATCCATCACTAATTTTTTATACAAGAATGATTCATCTGGTAAATCAGAAAAAGCATCTTTAGTTATTTGACCTAATGGAGTATCTGGGTCAAAGAAAGTACCCTTTGTTCCTTTATCTGCTTCTGCTCTAATTAGAGCTACGCTTTCATCTACCTGTTGAGAACCTACTAATTTATTTCTAAGTCTTTTTCTAATACCAGTATGTCTTAACGTGGCACGTAAATCAGGTATGTTAATAGTCAAGTCCATAGCTTGTCCTGCTAGCCCTATAGATTTCTGTGACCATTGTGCTAACTCTTCTTCGTTAATAATCTGGTCAGCATACTGTGCTCTAGTTAAAGGGTCTACAAAACCTTCTTCATAAAATTTAGAATTTTGTGCTGCTCTATATGTTTTACCCTGGTCAGTAAATCCTCTTACGTCGTCTAAATTGTTTTGGAAAAAATCTTGTAACTCTGCGTCTGACAAACCAAACACTGCTTTAAGTTGTATAGCACCTTCTCGCATAATTAATTCGTCATAATAAATACTCTGTGCTAATTTATATTGTTTGTTTTGTATTGCTACATAAAACTGTTTAGACAAATCTTCTATAACAGGTGTAGGTATACTCATCATTCTTCCTGTTTTAGTAAACGTATCTACTGAACGTGAAGTGTCTGTTAGATATGCAAACGGTCTTGAAGGCAACCTAACATCAGAACCTAAGAAAATATCTTTAATACTTGATGTAGCTGTTCTTATCCTACCTTTATCTTTAACACCACCACCTCTAATGTAGTTAGCAGTTATAGTATCGCCTGTCATGGTGTCAGCTATGTTATCAAGAAAGTTATCGCTAAATACTTTTGGTTGTAAGTGTACGTCTTTAGCTGCTGTATTCATTTTACCGTTAACACGTATGTCAGATATATAACCTTTAGTTAAAGAATTTTTTATAATATCAAAATATCCTTGTGGATTGTTTTTAGGATTATCTACTATGCGAAAAGCTACTTCAGGACTAAATCCTCTAAGTGTTAGTTCTGTAAACAATGGTGCATCTGCTTGTGCTAACTCAGCAACTTTATCAGAAAGTATTCTGATTGCATCATCTTGTCCGTTAGCAAAAAAATCTGCAGCAGTTCCTCCTGCTTGTAAGTGTTCATCTAATTGTTTGCCAACTCCAGTTAACACTTCTTCACTGGCTACGGCTCTACCACCTGCACCTACTCCTCTTGATGCCATAAGAAAAGGGTCTGTTTTTGCCATTGCATATAGATTAGAAGTAAAACCAATCCAAGCATTGAAACCATGCTTAGGGTCAAACTCCATATCACTAAGTTGTTCTTGTTCTAGTTCTTCAACTTTTTGTTTAGCAACTTCGTAATCATCTTTTGTAATTTGTCCTAAGTCGTATGCTGACTGTAATAAAAATAAATTAGTATCTGCTTCATCTTGTATTTCTGTACGGACTGCCATTTTAGGACTGTACTCTCCAGACAATGAACCAGTTAATGTATACCTAACTAAGTCTCCAAAGTTTGATGCAACACTAGCTTTTTTAAAACCTTCTCGTGTTTGTTCTGCTTCTTCTAAATATTTACCACGACCGAACCATCCTGCTAAACCTTCAGAGCTACCAGAACTAAGTACTTCGTTAAATGATTCTGTGTACACTTCTACAGCTTCGTTAAGTGTTAATTTTCTTTCTATACCACCAGTTTTTAATTTTATTTGTTCAGATAACACATCTGGAAATGCTTCTTCTATTGCTTCTAAATCTGTTTGTTGCAACATAGGATAACCTAAATCATCAACTAAATTTTTACTCATTAAAAAGTTTCTAGCTCTATCTGATATGTATGGTGCTTCTGTCGCTGCTTCTTTATTAATAAGAGAATTTATAAAGTTTCTTTGTGTTCTGTCAAAGTTTTCAGAAAACGAACCTACACCTGCAGCAAATGATTTAATTTTTATACCTAAAGGTATTTCATTTTTATCTGTATCTTTGTCTCCTACGTATCGTGCAAAGTCTTTGTCTATGTCTAAACCTTTACTTGCTGCCCATTCAGCTTGATATGCTTTCTGTTCTATACCAATACTATTGACAAACTGCGTACCAATACTTTCAAACAAACTGTTAAGTGTTAATAACGCTGCATTAATAACAGTACTTTTTCTTAGTTGTGCTTCTCCAAATAAATCTAACTGTGTTTGTCTCTGTATTTCTTTTGTGTTATTTACACCATCTTTTATTCTGTTAAAAAACTTTTTAGAAAATTCTACAGTAGGAGATGTTTCTCCACTTGCATAGGTATATTCAATAGGTTTAGTTTGCATATATAGCTGTTGATATTGCTGAGTTGTTAAGTTCATAGTTGCAGAAGCAATAGCTAAATCATCTGTTTCGAATGGATTCATAGCTTTAAATGTTTCTGTTTTGTTAGCTAGTGCATCTATGCCTTCATCGCCAAGCATATCTTTTTGTACGGCAAGAGCTTGTTCTTCTGCTGCTAGTTGATTAGCTTCTTCTAATCTTTCTTCTCCCCACTTCAAGTAATATGAAGCCATTAGAACCTACTTGTTAATGTGGGAAATTTCTCCAATAAGATTTGTTTAACAATTTCTATGTCATTTTGTGCAGTAAACATTGTCTCATCTCCAGTAACGTTACCTGCTTCTTGTGGTTTTTGTGTAGGTGTAGCAAAGACATCCTGTACAGGTTGTGGTGTAGCAACTTGTGGAGTAGGTTGTGCTATTTCTTGTCCTGGAGACACTGCATCTATTTGTTCTTGTAACATTTGTGTCTGACCTGTTGGGTCGCCTTCTGCTCTAGTAGGAACTTCTATCTTTTTTTTTCTTACCATGTGTCATCCTCTATTTCGAAACTTAAGTTTAAGTGTATCCATACACCAGGAATAGGAGTAGGTATAAGTATATCTCCTAATGGTACATCTCCTTCTTGTACTTGTGTTTGTGGACGTTCAGGAAAACCCATGTCATCCCAATCTTCTCCATTAACTATGTCATAAAATTGTTTTTTAAGTTCTTGTTCTGGACTAGCCAACTGGACCTCCTGGTTGTGGTGGCTGACCACCTGCTAATCCTGCTAAGACAGAAGCAATATCTTGTGGTCCTTGTGGACCTACTGGACCTTGTGGTCCACCAATAACTGCTTCTTCTTCAGGACTTGTTTCTTCTTCTGCTGTATAAAATTTATCTAGTATCTTTGTCATTTGTGCAGGATTCTTTCGTATCTCTGCTGCTGCCATAGTAGCTTTAGGGTTACCTTGTGCTGCTTGTGCCATTAATGATTCAAACAATACGTTCTCTGCTTTTTCAGAGTTAATTCTATTTTGTATGTTTGTAATATTATCTAGACCGTCTAAGTTTTCTTGCAATGTTTGTGTGTCAATAATACCTTGTTGTTTTAATTGCAATCCAGTAATAACTTTTTGTGGTTCATCTTC